AAGTAATGAGAGGAAGATTGGAACAGTATTCACGACGCATGACCGGCACCTCGAAGGGGGACTGGCGGCTAAAGAGCTTGCTATTGTGGTTGCTCCCCCTGGCGTTGGTAAGTCTCTTTATCTCGTAAACCAAGGTGCTCACGCTATTTACGAGGGCAAGAACGTTCTTTACATCTCCCTGGAGATGAGCCAGGACAAGATCGCCAACAGGTTCGACTCTGTTCTCACTGAGATCCGTAACTCTGATCTGAAAAAGCCTCAGGCTCAACTAAAGTTGAAGGACCGTCTGACCGAAGTAAAGAACAAGACGAACGGTAGACTGCTGATCAAGGAGTTCCCTACGGGAGCTTCGAACGTCAACCAGCTTCGAGCCCTCCTTGTGCAACTCAAGCTGCACAAGAACTTTACACCTGATGTTATTATCGTAGATTATCTTGAACTTCTCAGACCAAACCGTATAATTGATTCTGAGTATCAAGCCCAACAACGAATTGCAGAGGAGCTTCGAGGTCTTGGTGTGGAGTATAACTGTCTGATCTGGACAGCCTCACAGACCAACCGACAAGCTCGCAAGGTCAACATCATCACCGACGCTGAACTTGGAGATTCCTACGGAAAGATTCGTCCTGCCGATTGGGTTATCTCTTTGAATCAGACGCAGGAAGAGTATGATGAAGGCAAGATGAGAGTGTTCGTTATCAAGGCGCGAGACTCGAAGCAACACTACCTAATCAATGTTAGTGTGGACTACACCACACTACAGATGCGAGAACCTACTCATGAAGAGCAACACGCCGAGTGAGTTTCCTTTCATAAAAGAAAAGAAACACATCTACAACAAGTTTATCGACAAGGAGATCACCCATGTAAATCTTGGGTGGGCTTCTTTTGTTATTGAACTACACTCAGATCTTTACCAAGACGAACAGAAAGTCGATGGTTGCTGTGTGTGGGATGAATACAAGATTAAACTTGAAATGAATCTCTCTGATTCTGACGCAAGAGAGACTATAATCCACGAGATCTACCACTGTATGCTTGAAGGAGCAGGCTTTGATGAAAAGAACTTCGATCAGCAAAGGATGTTCTTGACCAACGAGCAACTTGTGGTAGCATTATCCAAGCAGACGATGACTCTGCATCACCTCAACCCCAAACTATTCGCAACGATCTATGGTTAGTTACATTAAAGTAAATGAAAACCTCGGTGTCCCTCTTCTCAATCGTGAGATCTACGATGAGATTTGTGTCCACATCGCTCGTCTGGCTAGCGATCCCACTCAGGTTGCTAATCAGATGTGTGAAATTCCGACCGTGTATGCCTATTATTATGGTATCATGATTCGTGTTAAGAGACTTCTTGATGAAGCCGAAGAGACTTTTGAAGAGTTCAAGGCTACTACTCGCACTGAAAAGCGAGCCGAAGGCACTAAGCTCACTGCTGTTGCTGGTGAGGACTACGTGAACTCCCTGGAGGAGTCTCAAAACTTTACTTCTGAAATTCGTCATCTCCGTGAGTCTTATGGCTATGCCAGGGGCATCTGTAACACTCTGGATATGAAGAAAGATATGCTTGTCCAGCTTTCCGCTAACAGTAGGCAGGAATCCAAGCTTTACCAATAGAACTTGTTAGCACAATTGCAAACCAATAGCCTAAAGGAAATACAATGGCAAAGACTCTAGCAGAACTACGCGAGATGCACAAGAAGATCATGAATGAAGACAAGCCTCAGACCAGTGGAGGTCAGGGCGGTGCTTCTAATTGGGCAACCTTCGAGGACGGCGACAACTTCGTTCGATTCCTCCCTGGTAAGAACGACCCTCTCGAATTCTTTGTGGAGGGTGCAGTTCACAAGTATCAGAACGATGAAGGTCAGTGGCGCAACTACAGGTGCCGCAAGCCTCAGGGTGAAAAGTGCCCTGTCTGCGACTTCTACTTCGACCTTTGGCGTCGTCACAAGGAACTGAATCTCGGTAAGGACTCGTCCGGTAGGAACATCAAGTCCAAGTTCGGTGACCTTGCTACGCAACTCAAGGCCAAGCCGCGATTCTACGCTATCGGCGTCGTGCGTGCCCTTGAAGAAGCTGGTGAGGATCCTGTCAAGTACATCGCTATGAGCAAGCAGTTGTTTGATCGTGTGATGTCGGCCATGATCAGCGAAGACTTCCAAGACGAGGATGATCCTGACAACAGCACGATCATTGATCTGGAGCGCGGCAACGACTTCAACATTCGCATCACGCGGCAGGGTCAGTTCCCGAGCTTTGTGGAGTCGAACGCGAAGTACAAGAAGACTCGCGCTGGTACACCCGCTCAGGTTGCTGAGTGGATGGAGAATGAACTTGACCTGCAATCTCTCGTTGAGGTTGGCAGCTATGAGGATGGTAAGCAACTGGTGATGGGGTTCGAGGCTGACCTTAACCCTATCAAGACCGAGACCACCTCGGATAATCCTCCGTGGGAGGAAGGAGACCTTAAGGTATGATTAGTAAGAAGTTTTGGATCCCTGTGATCCTGATGGCAACCCTGCTGTCGAGTTGCTCTCTTCTTGAGAGCTTGTTTGAAGATAAGGTGGTAACCCTTATTAGTAACGTTCGAATGGAACGCCGGGACACTGCTGTCCCGGCAGACCTCAATCTTCTACCAGAGCGTGTTCGGGAAACTCTGAAAGAAGGTGGAGTGTCGATTGTGGTCGTGGATAAGAGTGATGTGATTGATCTTTCTACGGCTACGGTGGATGTGAATGACCCGAAGGATTCCTGGGTCGGAGCAGTTGATGTGGGTCTGAATGTTGCCAATACTCTGTGGCCGGGTATTGCTGCATTGGAGGCTGCTCTTCTTCTCTTCTCTCGTCGAAAGCGGAAGCACTATGGTCAAGCTCTTGTTCATGCCACTCCCATGAACGGTAAGATGGAACTGAAGGATGCCGTAGTCTCTCTGGGCCGAGCTATAGGTGCCGCCCACAGTTCTAAGGCTACTAAGAAGGTGTTCGAGGAAGAGGAAAAGGCGCGTTAAAAAACATAGGTGAGTCCTAGTGGAGTTTCTAACCCAGGTCTTCGGATCTGGGTTAGTTTTTTTTATACATAGGACTATAATCCATCTATGCGAAAGTTGAAGATCTTAGTCGTATATGCAAACCATGGAGGCTGTAGCTATTACAGGCAGCTATCACCCATGAAAATGATGCAGGAAGAGCTTGCAGATAAGGTTGAGATTCGATTCAACGATAATCCTCTTGAGGTAGATGTTAAGACTAATTCCGCTCCTCATGAAAATGATTTGAAGGACATGAATTGGGCTGACATTGTTTTTGTAGCTAACATCCTCAAGTATGGTGGACCATACACTGGTAGAGTCATTGGCATTGCAAAGAAGCTTAATAAGTTTGTTCATTTTGATACTGATGATCTTCTGACAGACCTGTATGAAGAGCATCACTTGTATAATACCTACAGAGATAATAAGTTAGATGAAGTTACTAAGTTCTGCTATTACAATGCAGATTTAGTTACGGTGACACAAGTGAAGTTTGCACAACGCATCAGACCCTTCATAGGAAAATGTCTCGCCGTAGTAAAGAATGTCTTAGACTATAAGTTACCCTCTTGGAATCACACTAAGACAAAGGCAAAGTTTACACGTATTGGTTACGCTGCTGGTATTCACCACAGGGGCGATGTTAAGGTCTTCAACGCCATCCCGCACCTCGTAAACCAGAAGGTGGGTAGGGAGAATGTGCAGTGGAACTTCTACGGCCACCCGCCACCAGACCCTAAGAAGCCTAAGACTGGTTGGGAGGCGAAGGTGTGGCCTGAATACATGCAGCAGCTTCTGAGAGGCTTCAAGGGGCAGAAGAACTACAACATACACTATGCACTACCCCCAGACGCTTACGGGCGTTACTACGCCGATATGGACGTTGCAATCGCTCCCCTACAGATGAACAACTTCAACGACTCGAAGTCGGATATCAAGGTTGCGGAGTGTTCGCGCTACAAGATTCCATTAGTTGCTAGTAATGTTGGGTGTTACGATGAGACTATTATCAACGGAGAGACAGGATACCTGATTGATCCTGAAGCTCCAAAGTCTGAGTGGGTGAAGATCCTTTCAAAGCTGTGTAAGGATAAGAAGCATCGTATAGAGCTTGGTCAGAATCTACATGACAGGACGAAAGATTTGTATGATGGTCGAAAGCAGTCTCAACTTCGTTACGACCTATACGTGCAAGCTATTAAAGATACAGGATATAATTTAGATGGACAAGACAATCAACATTCTGACTAGGACTTCCGGTCGTCCTAATTACTTTAAAGAGAACTGCGCCAGCATTAAGGCGCAAACCTATCCGCATATTCGCCACATAGCTTGTGCAGACGATGACGAAAGCTTTGAATATGCTTCGAAGCTAGCAGATACAGCTATTCGAGTTGAAAGACCCGAAAAGAGAAATAAGTATGGTTGGATGCACTCTCCCTACAACCTCTACTGCAACAAACTTATGGAAGAGGTTGAGTATGATTGGGTCATGTTCCTTGACGATGATGATCT